ACCGTTCTTTTCTTTACCGTACTCTTTATCTTCCATCATGCAACCCTTACCGCCTTTGCACTCGCCACCTTTACATTTAGGACAAGATTTCATGCCTTTCATTGCTTTCCCCTTACCATTTAACTTTGTTAGCCCAATATGCCGCAGACATCTTGCCTTTAGCGATATTGGAAGCGTGACGAGCCTTGAATGACTCATTCCTAGCACTACCTTCAGGACTACCCTTTACACCTTGCTGACCAAATCTGATTAGCTTTACTTCATCACCAGACTTAGCAAGCACAGCATGGCTTTTCGTTGGATGACTAGGAGTCTTTTTAGGCTTGTTGTAGCCAGAAAATTCTTCTTTGCCTCGCTTAATCATTTCTTTTTCTTCGCAGTCTTAGCAGCTAGCTTGAAGTCTGCTTTGGTTGGCGCACCTTTAGTTCCAGGCTTATTCATTTTCTCGCCTGATCCTTCAGCTATGCGCTTACGTTTGCTATGAATATTTGCGTATAGTCCGGCTTTCATTTCTTGCCTTTCTTCTTAACCATACCTGCCTCGCTGAGTGCAATCGCTACAGCTTGCTTTTGAGATTTAACTACAGGGCCACCCTTGCCAGAGTGAAGCTCACCCTTACCAAACTCCTTCATTACCTTACTAACCTTCTTAGCTGCCTTAGTTTTCTTCATCATTTAAGATTTCCTTTACTTGTTCAAGTAGCTCCCATTGTGTACCGTATATAGGTTCCCAAGCCTTGCGACCCATTCCATGTATTCCTTTTGCACCTCTGTGATGTAAAGGGCATAAAGGTAAGGTATTAGTATGACTATTTCGTACTCCTAAACCTAATCCTATATCTCGAATATGATGTATCTCGCATGGTGTTTGCGGATAACCTTCATTAAAGCAAATTATACAACCTATATTTGCTACTTTCGATAAATATTCTCTATCTGATTTCTTCATTGTCTTTTTGTTAATGCCTATTTATTGAGCAGTCATAATTATCTGGTAGTATTCTTTTACAGCGTGCGGCTGTGTTTACTTGGAGAAATTTATGATCACGATTACTGTTGGCGATATGGTTATTTATGTTGAGTCCGATGATGTTGTTGAGTACGAGGACGATGTTGAGTTTGAAGATGACGGTTTTGAGTACGATGAATATGGCATAGCTTGGTCTTTCGATGAAGAAGAAGAAGTCTGGTACTGGTACTGTGAAGAAGATGGTGAGTGGTATGCAGACGAGTTCGATTACTTTGAAGATGAAATCTAAATAGTAGAACGCTCAAGGAACCGATTAGAAGCCTCCTGAGTACGAAATACGTCAATCCTAGCCTGAGCCGCTATGAGCATCCAGCGTAGCGTCTCAGCCCTTTCTACAGCCTCCCTAAGCCCTTCTAATACCTCTTGATACTCTGGATGAGCATAAGCGTCTGCTTCCTTCTCTGCCATCGTACTTTTCATACTATTTTGAAAACATAATGCTTTCTTTGTCTTACGGAATTCTGATAAATAGGTAACGTCAGCTTTAGCCTTAGCGTATTCCTTTGAATGTTTGATTATGAAATCAATTGCTGCGTGTGGATCGCTCATTCTTTTCCTTCTGTAATTTTTCTAACTCAATTATTTTCTTTAAAATTGGTATTCCTTTGCTCATTGGCAATACAGCAGCCAACTCCTTGTAGTGCTTTATTTGATCCTCAATAGGCAAATTAGCAACTTTATTCATTTTCCACTCTTTAGTAAATTGTTAATGGTCTCTACTGCGTTCTCTGGACTTGTGACTACATCAACCTGACCCTGCCAGTTATAGTGCCAGATAACTTGATCTGGTGTCAGCTTCCAAGACTTGTCACCGTCTTTGACTTCTAGCAAGAAGTTGTACTTCACACCGTACTTAGTTAATCCAACTAATAAATCAGGACAACCCTTTCCGATAGCGTGAAGGTGAGCTACTGTCCAGCCTTCAGCACGTAACGCACGTACTATCGCAGATTGATTATCGTCCACCCTCTTATACGTCATTGCTACCCCTAGCTTTAATAGCATCGGCAGCAGATTCAAAAGCAGCCATAACAGTTTCGCTATGCCATTTCGCAAGATCAAGACAAACAGTAGCACAAGCCTCACGCTCTACTGCTGCGACTAAGTTAGCAAACTTAATAAACTTATCTGACTTTAGCTCTTTAAGCTCTGGCAAGTTCCAAATACCATCAAATAATTCACATTCATCAGCTATTCGTATTAATTCTGTTTTAGTCACGCCAATCTCCTTTTAACCCTCTATTTCCACGCTCCCACTGCTCTTTACAATCCTTCTCTAACTTATCGGCTGCGTTATCACCTCTCATCTTGCGCACTAATTGCAAGTATTCTGATGACTTGTTTCTGTCCTGCGCTCTCCATCGTATTACAGCCCAAACTTCGCACCGATGTCTGTATTCTTCGCTTTCAGTATCAATTGACTCATTCATATTATTCGCAACATAAAGTTAAACCGTAATTATTTATTTTTGGCATATTGTCAGTATTTACAATTTTTATCAATTTGTTTTGTTTAAATCTTGAGTAATCTACATGATGATGCCAACGATTAAATTTCCATACAACTTTTGCAACATCTGGATGCAAGTCAACTAAGCATTGTGATTTTTCTAAAGTTCCATCTTTATACAATTCATCTGTATTTCCACCCTTCATTCTTTGAGTAGTTACTTTGCCAGCCAAAAAAGCATTAAATTGAATTGTGCAATATCCGTCTTTTAGTGCCATCAAAGATAAATCAGTATCTTCATTGTATTTAGCTCTCCATCTATGTTTAAAAGAATTATCAATTAATATTGTTGAGTAAATTCTTGTGTTTAAAATATAAGGAGGAACTTTATCTGTGGTTTTGCAAAAAGAATAATAATTAAATCCAGCTATAGGAACATTTGCATACCTATCTACAAAATCCTCAGCTATTTTAAAAATAGTTCCTGTTTCAACTACTGGCTTTAAATTTCTGTTTAATCTATGAAAGTTTTGAATGTTATCGTCAAGTATCCAATGCTTTTTAGCACCTATCGAAATTGCATGATCCCATATCCAGTTTCTAGCAGGAGTCGATCCAAGACCGAGATTACTAAATGGCAAAACTAAAATTTTATTAGGATTAATTACATTTGCATAATCATCGTATTCTTGTGGCTCAATTACTATTTTGTAAGGAACATTCATTTTTTCTAATGCCTTACTTGTAAGTCTTGTTTTCCACCTTCCTTTTGAGACTATGTATATTGGGTAATTAGGCAGCATCTTTATAAACTTTCTTTTCTAGCCCCCAATGTGATTTAAATGGATGCCATATGCTTTTTGTTTTGTTTGTTAATTTTTGCTCTATACGTTTCTGGAAATCTAAATAATCTTCCTCAGTTTCAAATCTGATTATTAATTCCTTAAATGGAGTTTTTTTTTGCTGTACAAACTCTGGCATACCAACCCATTCAGGATATTCGTCAAATAAGTTATCCACGAAACTTTCCTTTGTTATCAAAGTCCATCGTAGCACCACCCCAAGTCTCAATAAACTGCTGACTAGATTGATGGTAATAAAGTCCGTACATTTCCTGAGCTTCACCGTTGCGCTGTTTCTCGCACATCAGATAAGCGTCAGGTAAATCCACCTCGTACTTCTCTCCATTGCGCTTACGATTCTCTTTCTGCTTATTACGCCACATTAAGAATACATTATCAACCTGATCCGTTATTGCTCCAGTACCTTTGATGTCGTACTTACCAGGCTGAACTTCCTCAGACTGTAGCTTGCGGATATGGTGGATTAAATGAATGTGTACGTTGTGATCTCGTGCCAATGCAGTTAGCTCATCGACAAAATACTTCTGTTCGTTAAAATTATCTTCAGCATTACAAACTTTCATTAACGAGTCAATAAAAATATGCTCGATGCCTAACTCTACAGCGCAGTACCTAGCCATAGCAATAGTCTGATTAGGAGTTGTAGAACCCTGTTGATCGTAGATGTATAGATGCTCTCCTGCGAATTGGTTAAATCGCTGAGTCAGTCCTTTGATGTACTTCTCTTTATCGTTAGTAAGCGGATCGTCAATAAACTCACCAGCGAACTGTCTAAGCATCCTGTGAATGGTACTAGTAGGTTTCATCTCAAATGACGCTATAACGCACTTACGCTTTTGCTTAATCAAGTGTAACGCTATCTGACCAGTTATCAAAGACTTGCCGCCACCATTACCACCAGCGTACAAAGTAACCTCACCTAGACGAAAGTTAAAGTCATCCTGTGTTTTAGTCCAAGGCATCTTTGCATTATCGTTAACAGGTGGATTAATGTAGTTATCTGTGATCTCATCAAGCCAATCTGAAACAATACGAACCTTCTGACCTACATCGTTATTTTTCAAATACTTTTCTACGTCAATATCCTGTGACTTGACTAATCTAGCTTTACGCTCTACGTCTAGTTGTATTGCTACGCTCTCTAAATTTGTTTTCATTATTTCACCATTGGAGTAAATATAACTACTGCGCTTGGAAATGGCGCACTGTTCTTTGAATCGCCAAACTTTAACCTGCCACGAATAAACTCAATTTGACCTTTAATACAGTAGTCATGCCACCAAGATGTATCTGTTCTAGCTGGCAGTAAACAAACTACAGTAGCACCATTAACGCTAGATTCATAAGCCTTTTTAACCCAATGCTTTATTGTTCTACCGTAAGGTGGATTCATCCAACAAATACCATTCCACTCCTGTTTTAATCCATCAATTTCTGGAGTAAAGTATTTCTCACATTTTGTATTTTCAGGAATAGCACAAACATCTAATTCAAATTTATAAATTTCGTTGTATTTATTGAAGAAAGATTGAGGAGTAAACCATAAATCTGTCGCACTACTAAAATGAACATAAGTCATCGTATATACCTCGCTGCTTCAATGATCCGTTCTTGTGCTTGTCTTAAACGTGATCTGTCATTATCAGTTAATTTAACTCCGTTAGCTAGATTACTTGCAGCTACAGATACTAGTACGGACTCGAACTCAATAACCCTAAGTAAGTCTGTTGCGTAAAAAGCATTTTTAACTTTAGGTTTGTGATGAGATAACTTATCTTCAGGTGGAAATAACTCACCGATGTCCATACCGATAGCACCGACTATTTCCTGTACAGAACAACCACCAAAGCATTTCAATAGGATACGACCATCTTCTGTTTCTCTTATCGCTAAGGAAGGACTACGATCTTCGTGAGAAGGACAGCAAGCAGTCCACCTACCTCTGCCACCTTTTACTTTCGTTAGACGTTGTAGCAATGTTTCTACACTCATATTAATCTCCACAGAAGCAGTCTATTGACTCGCTATCAAGCATATCAATCTGTTGACCTGCATATTTCTTCATCTCAGAATAACTAGGCCTATCTTTTCTAAAAGTAGCACCTATTGTTTCCTCCATATTTGCCCACCAAATAGCTCTCTCTGGCTTATCTGAAATCATACTCATAACTTGATGATTACCTTTGAGAAAGCACAAGTCACAGTTACCTAATGGAGTTATTCCGTTATTAAAAGAAAGCTCAAGATCAAACGTATTTGTTCGCCAAAAACTCTGAACATCCTGTTGCGTTATGCCAGCACGAACCAAAGGAATATATTTATCCGTCATCTTTGCAGCTCTACGCTGCTCGTCAGCTCGTATTCCTATTGCCGTTTGATATTCTTCAAATCCTAAAGACTTTAAAAACCTATCAATAGTTAATATCTTTAATTCGCTAGTGCAGAATCTAGCTACTGGATTAGGAAGGTAATTTCTTTTAACGATTAAGTCAGCAAATGGCTCACCATTCCTAGAAGCAGTATCATAATTTACTTTCGTAAACTTAGGATCTATTGATGTGTATTCCAACCAATTTATTTTTACATCCCAGTTATCCTGACAATCCTTAACAAACTTTAAGGTAGCTTCATCTTCTTTACCTGTATTGGCAAAGCATACGATAGCTTCATCTGGTAATCCTTTGTTAGCCTGTAGTATTCTCCAAAGCATATACGCTGAAGTTCTACCGCCAGAGAATGAGATGCAAGTTGGCTCGTCAATAATGAACGGATTCCTCATTTAGCACCTCTCAGTCTGCCATCAAATACTGGTGTACTTACGCTAGGACGTTTAAAGTCAGCAGCATTTCTTAACCATGTATTTAAAGCATAGTCCCAATTTTTAAACTTACTACCTTTAGATTTATGATAATCACTAAACTTCAATAATTCTTGATTTATATTGATATTTAATTCCTTAGCTAATTGATAATGCTTATCGTTAGGTGTGTAATCATCAGGAAGTTGAGTTTCTTTTGTTTCAACTTTCTTTTTTGGTTTTAGTTCTTCTATATTGTTTATTGTTTCTTGTTTAATGTTTAGGATCTGATTCGTATCTGATTTCAGATGCCTTTCAGAACCCCAACGTATCTGATTCGCTTTACGTGCGCTATCCGCTTTACTCTGATAAGCCTTGATTTCAGAATCCGCACGTTTGTTATGCCAGCTATTATCGTTAGTATTAAATTCAAAAAACTCATGCAAAATTAGCATCACAGTTTCTTCATTTGATTTAACTTTTCTTGTTACTTTAGATAAGTCTGCAACATCAAAAGACTTTTCAGTTTGATAATATAAGTCAAGTAATCTTCTGTAAGTTAAGTCCTCATCATTAGTTAAATGAGCTGTATGACTTACGTAATCACCTATATTGAATTGATAATAATGCATAGCTTTTCCAATAAAAAAAGCCCTAGGTGAGACTCTCGATCTATGATCGTTGGCAGACTGGTGAGTAACCAGCAGAGTCCCATCTAAGGCTTACTCGTTAAATGCGCTGCCAAGCACATACCTACTATACCGTTTTCTGTCTGATCCTGCAAGTCTTACAAATATCACTGCTCTTAAACTGGATTATCGACCTAGTTCGTTTGCAGACCGGACATAACCTCGTTGAGAACTGATAAGTCGTCTCTTGTTTCTTCTTTTGCTCCATTTGATAACCCTATATGGCAGAAGTCTCGTAAAACCTGACCTCTTGGTGAAACTTTTGGTAAATAATGTTTAGCTTTCATTGGCTCAAAAGGCTTAGGTTCACGAGGTTTAACGTAATCCACACCTTCGAGCTTAATACCCTCTTTGAGCTTGCCAGAAGGGCTGTAGTTGCCTTTAAACTCCTTCAGCAACCCTTCCCTTACCAGCTCGTCAAACTCGCACCTAAGGCTCGCTAAAGTGGGTGCATTCATCATTCCGTAATTCTCAACGAACTGTTCCGTATTTAACGGATAATCTTTGAGGAAATACATACAGATTCGCCACCTTTTAGTACCTTCTTTCGGCAGCTCTTGAAACACATCACTCATCTTTATCCTTTATCTGACGCTTTCTCCAGAGAGATTTATGCTCTTTTATTTCTGTAGAAAATTTCTGATTCTCAGTCCATATACGGTCTTTTTCGTCAGATTTTTCAGCTTCTTCACGTTCTACTTCACGCCAATAACTAGGATCTCTCATTTTTATCTCCTATCCAAAGATTGTTTGCAAAATTGCTACTGTACCAAAGATTGTTACAGCAAAAAATACACCCATTGCTACCGACAAATACAGCCAAATTAGTATTTTATTAATCATTGTCACCTCCAATGAAGCTATAGATTGACACACTTTTGATGTTTCTGCTTATAAATTATTCCTATTGATTTCTATGTTTCTATTAATAAATAGTTGTTGACCATGTTTACAGATGGAACTACTATCTGTTTCACCAACTAACCAGGAAAGGGAACCAAATGGATTTAACAGAATACAAGAAAATGCCTGATCTGCCAAATCTAGATATAGACTTTCTTAACGACTTGGACGATACGCTACTAGGCAGACCAGCAGAAGATTACGAGTCTGAAGAAAATATGCAAATAGAACGTGATCGTATTGATAACGACATGGATCTGTGGGATTCTGAAAGAATTGCTGAATTCGAGAGAGCTATGGATTACAAATCTAAATGCGGGGTGTGGCCATGATAGATAAATGGGCTATGGCTGAAATGACTTATGTTCTACGCTTGATGGTAGATAAGTTTGAGCGCAGGGAATTGTCAGCAGACGAACAAAACGTGTTATTGATGGCTTATCAGGCTTTAAGAATACCAAGTCGTGAAGTTCACGAGATGGCTAATATGATGGAGGACATGGAATGATTAAATGGCTCGATGAGCATCAGTTGGTTATAATCGCAGTCTTGTTTTTTTTATGGGTAGTATGTTCAAGTTTTTAATTCAGGAGATAAATAAATGGAAGATTTTAAAGTTTACGCTAAGTTACAAAAATGTCGTGTAGAGTTGCAGAACATGGAGTTGAAGAAGTCAGGACATAATAAGTTTCAAGGTTACAAATATTTTGAGCTGCGTGATTTTTTGCCAGCTATTAACACGCTATTTGACGTATACGGTCTTTGCTACTCATTACAGTTTGACCGAGATATGGCAAATATGTTTGTGGTAGATGTAGATACAGGTAGCTCAATTAAGTTCTGCTGCCCTATGGAGCCAGCAGTATTAAAAGGTTGTCAGCCAGTCCAAAATCTAGGTGGTAGCTTGACCTATATTTCTCGTTACCTTTTGGTTATGGCCTTAGCTGTCAGCGAGTCTGATATTGTAGATGCCTCTGAGCCTTTAAAAGATAAAAAGACTATATCTGCTACTGATGGTGCTAGAGAAGCCTTAGATGCTCGTTTAGGCAGCTTGGTAGATAAGTTAGCTGCACACATACAAGCTCAGTTTGACGCTGGTAATGAGTGGGCTGCTTTCGAGGCTTGGGATTTACGAGATCAAAAAACCTTTGATGAAACAGCAACAACAGCAGTATGGTCGCAGTTAAGCAGCAAATGTAAGTCAACACTTAAATTAATGGCTAAAGAAGCTAATGGAGAATCTAAATAATGGAAACTAAATATGAGGCAAGACCAGGCACTTTCTCACTTTTCAAGAATCAGGAGAAAAAAACAGATAAGCATCCCGATTACAAAGGTGACGGTAAAGACTTAGACGGTAACGAAATATGGGTTAGTGCTTGGCTTAAAGACAGTAAAGTCGGTAAGTTTATGAGCTGCTCGTTTAAACTAAAAGATGAACAAGCAAAGCCAAAAGTAGAGAAGTTTATTGATGACGATTTATCGGACGTACCCTTTTAATATTTAGTCCAGCTAGAGGTGACTTATAACGCTAGCAGCAGGGGCTACTCGTCTCCTTCGGACATCACTCTTGGTAGTGACCCTGCACTTACACAAGGAAAACAATGAAACTGTTAGATTATTTACAAAAGACTTATGACGTTAAGAATGACCGCCAACTTGCAATAAAACTAGGATTTAGTACACCAACTCTGTCAAAAATTAGAACAGGAAAGTATCCAGTTAGCGCAGATATGATTATCGCCATCCACGAGACATTCAATATGTCGATTAAAGATATAAAGGCTTTACTATGAGAATATGGTTTTTGCTAGGAGTTAGCTTGATGCTGCTAGGCATTACGTTAGCGATACAGGATCAATTAGAGCATGAGTACGAACGTGGATTTCAGGACGGACTACATTCTTTAAGCTCAAAGAAAGTCGATAATATTTGTATGCAGTGGTGGTTTCAGTCTGATCTGGAAGCAGCTAAAAAGAGAGCTTGTGGTAAGTAATTAAACCTTAATCACTTGCCCTCTAAAAAACGCAAGTCCTTCTTCTTCATCAATAACTTCACACAATTCTGGCGGCATTAGCTTGCCATTATGGTAAGTAAGGACTGCAAAACCTGATCTATGGTTGCGAGTCGAGTCTTCTGTATATAAAAACTGCTGTCCCCATACATTAGCTAACGAACCGCAATCGATGCCGTACCGAGTGCCTGTTAAATCAGTCCAGGGCGTAACCTTTAATGAGTGCAAATGACCATTGCAAACTGACATCCCCGATTTCAGGGTTCCGTTATATGCTGCGTGAATTCCATTGTAATTACGGTGTTTTATTTGACAGTTGTTGTTGACCATTATTGACGTTGAGAATTTCCAACGAGGGAAGTGATCTGGTAAATTAAACCCCATCACATCCTTGTAAGTATCGCCAACTTGGTTAGAGATTCTGGCAGAGAAACGAATGTCGTGATTTCCCCAAGTCCACATTAGTTTTGCGTTACCAGCTACCGCCTCAATCTCTGCTAATCTATCTTGGCAAGCATCTAGTTCTTGTTTTACTGTTGGACGTACTTCATAGCCGTTTGATGGGTGTCTGCTAATACTAGCACCATCAAAAACATCTCCCGCCATCACGATTATCTGTGGGGATAACATACCTACCACGTGGACAAATGCTCTGTGAGCTGTGGCTATATCGTCAGGCCAATAGTGACAATCAGACCCTACTATGATGCAACCATCTTGCATATCTACTAAAGCCCTAACGCCATTTGCAGGTAGCGTTATATTGAAGTCTGGACTTCTGATATCGCAAGACTTTAATACTATTCCTAATCTATTCTCAATGCTTCTACGCTTTGAGTTTGCTGTTCTTACGTGGCATCCCAATATTTTAGATACCTCAGCTATAGATGGATTTTTATTCCATAACGCTATAAATTCTTGGTCTGAACATATTTTGGCGGGCATTAGTTTACTCTCCGTTGATATTCACCACACCATTCATCGGATGCGGTTAGTGCAAAAGAAAAAGAAACACCGCCATCAGTCTCTGGCAGTAAAGTAGGAGGGAGTCGGTGACATTCGCCTAAGTCGCCTTCTTTATCTGCTATAAAGAAAACGCACGTTCGGCAAGCGGGCATACAATCGTCAGGAATCTTAGAGGCATTTCCTTTTTTCGACATCTTGCAAAGCCTTTTCTAGTTCTTCAATACGATATTGTTGGTACTGAATAACTCTGTTTAATTCGCTAAAAAGACCACGAGTGTTATCTACTTCTTCCTTAGATAACAACAGATTGCCATTATTATCTAAAGTTGCTGCTGATGCAACACTAAACATTAAAAATATAGCAATCCATTTCATATTTAACTCCTATAAGTATCACGCTCATGTGTCCTACGTCTTACAAGACCTTTGAACTCTTTACCTGCTGCGAACCGATAGAGCATGAAAGCATCTGACGCACCATCAAAGTCACCTCGATTGTGTCTCATGCGAATACTGGACTTCTGTAACGCTCCTAGCCCTGCGTTAAAAGCAAAGCTAACCAAAGCGTCAAACCGCCCTTGAGTAAGATTATTAGGGCAAAGACGTAGTACGCCTCGCTCAAAACGTGATAGATCGTCCTGCAATATTTGATCCACTTCGGCATCTGTAAGAGTCCTCATCCATTCAATAGGGCATGGCAATTGACCTGCTGCCTTTGCTGCTTTACGTTGGTCTAGCGTCATCTTCTGCTGCTCAATAGGCGCAATTAAATGTCCGACACCAGTAGTCCAAAGTAAAACAACATCGAGGTAAGCCTTTTTCCGTACACCTTCATGGTGAGCCATTACCTCTCTGGCTTTTGGTGACATTTTCATTTTTTGCTAAATGCCTGTGTACCGAACCAAAATGCAACTACGCTAGACCAAATGATCTGAGTCTCGTCATCCCATAGGATATTCATTGCTGCGTCAAACGCTACACCAGTCTTAATAGCATAATAGAAGCCGAAGATGTCAACGAATACGAGCAGACCAAACAAACCAAAAGTAATAGCAGGACGCACAACAGCTCTCATATTAATTACCCACTGAGAAGCACCTTGACCAATAGCTATATCGTGAGCGTACAAAGCCTGACGTTCTTGCACATTAGCTTCAATCTGTAAATGCTGTGTATGGATTTCTTCAATGCGTTCCTGAGCCTGAAATCCTGCTGCTTGCGCTCTAAATTGCTGATCTAACTGCATCTGAGCTAACTGTAGTTCGTGTTTCTTATCCTGTCTATCCTGAAAAAAATCTAATAGTTTAGGTAAACCACCAGTTAAAAACGAAATTATCGTAGAAAATAAAGTAATCATTAGTCTCTCCAATTAAACATACTATAAATAAAATACAAGATAGCCGTAGCACACGCAGTACCCACGACACAAGCAATAATGTTTTGAATTAACTGAATCCTCTCAGCCTTACGTCTAGCGATCTCACGTAATCTAACTCTAGCTATACGAGCTTCTTCCTCAGCTTCTTCTTTAGCAGCAGCGACAATAGCGTCCCTACGAGCGCACATCTCCTCGTATAGACCAGTTTCCTCAGAATTATTGTAGATAAGTAGCTCACGTAGCTCAACTTCTAGTCTGTACAGCTTACGTGATGCAAAGGTAGCGTCTAATGCTTGTTTGGTTGCTTGCGATAGCGTTATATTAGGATTCTTCTTAGCTACCGTATCAACAACAGCAACAGACTTAATTTCGGCTTGTTTCTCAAAAAACGTAGAAATATCGTGATAACACTCTTGTATATCTTTACCTAATGCGATGGCTCTCTTGACCCCAGCAACAGCAGCCTCCGCAGCAGCAAAGGCGACTGCTACTTCGATCATTTTGGTAATTGTCCATTAGAGCCTAACCACATTAATAAGAATAAAGCACCAGCACCAACTATCCAGAATATTTTCTTAACTACCGATTTACCGACTTCTTCGTAAATCTTCTTAAATGCCACCTCAGCAGCACGTTCTGCAATAGCTTCTATTTGATCGTCAGATAGTTTGATGTCAGACATTATTCTCTACCCATAAACAAGTTTCATCATCTAACGCATAATCTCCTTCTGGCTTAGGAGGAATAAAAGCGTCACGTTCTGCATCGTATGTATAACCAATACCTGCATAATTTTTTCTAAATGGCTCACCGCCAGTTTTATGTTTGCCGCCATAAGTATTGTAACTTGTGCGTTTGCAAACTTGACCGACTTCCTGCGAATAAAATTGCTCCCATTCATCACCGTCATTTCCGGCAATTACTTGAGTAACAATATTATTAGAATCTAAAAATGCGTAATGTGCCATTTAATTACCAAGAAATTGAGCCTGTACCTGCGGTAAATGTATAGTTTTTATAGCCTGGTCTTGTCGTTGTATCTGGCACAGTATTTCCTGCGCTACCGTTACAAGTTAAACCAGCATCTACACTAGTTAAATTTTTAAAGGAATCAGGATAAGAAATAACAACAATTCCAGAACCACCAGAACCAACAGTGCCAACATTTGTACCTGCGCCACCACCACCTGAACCAGTATTTGCACCAGCAGATGTTGCGTTTGCATTACCTATTGATCCATTACCGCCAATTCCAGAACCGCCTGTACCTGCGGTAACTGTGGCAGGAAGCGCACCTGTAAAAATACCGCCTCCACCTCCACCTGCGTAAGTGCCGCCATTAATTGCGTAAAAAGCGCCAATTCCACCGTTACCACCCGCTGCGGAAGTGCCGGTCGCACCAACGCCACCAACACCGCCTCCGCCCCCGCCTCCGTATCGAGCCACGTTACCAGCATTTGAACCGCCATTATTACCTTGTGATGGGCTTGTGCTTGGCGTATTACCATTACCACCTGCATCTAAACCACCACGAACCGATCCACCGCCACCGCTACCCCCTGCCGATCCTGCACTAGTGCCTGACGCAGCACCACCTTTGCCTCCACCTGTGGAAGTAATCGTAGAAAATACAGAATCATTACCGTTTGCATTTGCAGCACCACCAGCACCAATTGTGACAGTGTAAGAAGTTCCAGCAGTAACGCTAAAAGATGATGCGTTAAATCTAGCACCCCCAGCTCCGCCCCCGCCTCCCTGAGTTCCACCGCCTGCCCCACCCGCCACAACCAAATAATCAATATTTGTTGGAGCGTTTATGCTGCCAGCCGCCAACAGCATCATTATTCCACTCACGAAACGTTCCCATTAATAACGCAGACAGTACCGCTAATAAATAAGATCGTTGCAATACCTCTAGTTGCTAATGTAACTGTGGCTTTATCAGTATTTGTTCCACCAATATAAGCAGTCGTAATTGTGCAAGTGATCGTAATGTTGCCTGTGGTATTGTTAAAAATAGATATTACGTCACCAGTAGCAAAAGTAGCGTCTGGAATCGTTATACTTCCACCACTACCAACGCCAATAAATCTACCAATATCTGTCGTAACTAATGTGTAAGACGTAGTTTTATCACTACCTGACTGCGGAATATCCCTCACGTTTCCGTAAGAGTCAGTAATATTTGTGCCGTCAACAATTGAAGTCATTATGCTTTAGGGTATTTATCTTTAACTGCTTGGCAAGCAGCAATATAAGCATCTATTTGCGCTTGATCGCCTTTTACTACACCATCTAAATATTCACGAAAATCTGGATACTCAGCAGCACGTTGCTCAGAATACGTTGACTGATAAACAGGACGTAAAGCCTCTGCTTCTGCCTCAGTTATTTCTACGCAGCCTTCTGGCAAATAATGTGCAAATGACGCATCGTCAATAAAATGCAATCCGTTATTTAAGTCTTTGTAATGTGGCATTTTTAATCCTTAACGAAGTTCAACAACAATTGAAGCTGTTGTATAAGTAGCAGAATAAGCCGCCCCAGCAGGAATAATTGCAGACGCAGCAATAATAGTTGCTGTGTTAGTTGTTTGTTGTGTAATTACAGCAGTTCCAGCAACAGTAATTGATATAGATTGTGCTGCTCCAGAAGCAGAAACAATAAGCTGAATTGGTTTTCCAGTAGTGTTATAGTAAGTTGTGCCAGAAGTTCTAGTAACTGACTGCCAAGTTTGACCATATCCCAACGAACCCATATCAGCTAAAGCCTGACCACCCATACCTTGAATAGTTGATGGTGCAGTTGCCCATGTACCAGCAGTAGCTTGCGTAGATTGAATAAATCCAACTACACGATAAGGAACAGATGTTCTTGCTGTGGTTGAGTAAATTACGTTTGCACTATCCGCTGCACCCGCACCACCTTCAGCAGTTGTAGATATTAAATTTGTTTCATCAAGTTGATTGCCACCAGCAATATTCACAGCAGCCAATTCAATAGTTCCAGCATTATCAATAGCCAACACTACAATCCTAGATTGCTGCGCTGAAACTGTGCCTAATGTAGAACCAGAAGAAATTGTTAAAGAAAGCGCAGTAGATATTTGACGAGTATTAACCGTTCCGCTACCTAATGTTGCGCTACGAAAATCTAATGACGTTGGATTAAGAGTAATCGTTAATGCATTAGCAGCAACAGACGCAGTAATTGGCTGAATGTTGGAAGTGAATTCACCAGTACAGATTAAGTTGGTATCAATCTTGATAGCATCCGAGCCACCGACTTGAATTGCGGCTGATCCGTCTGAGTTTGCTTTTAGCCCTGTGGACATTTGTTACCTCTTATTCGTAAATGATATTGATTGAGCCAGCGTCAAATGTGGCAGTTCCACCTACAGTAGTTATTCGTACTCTATCTAAAGTATCTGATAATGTTTTTGTTCCGGAAAATAAAAACGTTGTTCTGCTACTAGTTCCGACACCAATTATTCCACTTCCAACCCATATATTTCCAGATAAATTAGTTAAAACTAAATGTCCATTTACAGTATCTGAGGCTGCTTGATTGTTGTATTCTAGTAAAAAACCAGCAGTTGCCGTATCTGTAGCAGCAGCTCCTGAATAAGTCCCAGCAACAACACTAGCATTAGAAGAATAGCTTGTAGTTTCAATGCCACCAGAGTCACCAATTTGAACCTGTAATGCACTTGTTCCATTTGTACTAACACCACTAAACATTACAGTAATACGTTTTACGCTAGACGGTATGCTAAGAAAATCCACACCAACAACAGTAATTGTTCCGCTTACCGTTCCAGTTGATGCCGGACTAATTGTGTATGTACCTGCACCACCAGTACCAGTGCCTAATGCCGTAATTGTTGTTCCAGCGGCAATACCAGTACCTGCAATAACCTGACCGACTTGAATAGTTCCTGTAACACTAGACGCTGTTAATGTTGTACTTATTCCAGAAGTTGCGCCAGTAAATGATGTTGTTGCAGTTGATACCGAAGTACCAGATTTAATAGTACCGCCACCGCTTGCATTTAAAGTTCCTGTAACAGTTAAATTACCTGCTACAGTTTGATTAGCAGTCATTGCTACATTCTGACTAGCATCAATAGTGATGGCATTAGTTCCAGCACCAGAGCCAGTTAGGATATTTAGCGCACCAGTGTTATCACTAGTTACTGCAAAACCGTTATTTGTGCTGTTGCCAGCCGTAATTAAATTTGCCATGTTTATCCTTGTTTACTAAACAACAACCCACCTTGAGCCATCAGGAACTGTTACTGTTACGTTAGCTGCTAATGTTACTGGCCCTGCTGACATACCATTCTTATTTGATGAGATTGTGTAATTTGCTGTGATTTGTTTATTACTTTCGTAAATAGCACCAGAAGCACCAGCAGCACCACCAAACTCAACCCAATTAGCTCCATTATACGTTTCTACGGTTGTTAAATTAGAATTATATCTAATTTGACCAACTGCTCCAGTAGGACGCTGTGCAGTAGTACCAGAAGGTAATTTAAGCGCACCAGTACCATTTAACGTAAACGCTGAAGGTATCGATACACTAGCAGCACTAATAGTTACTGACGATGTAGAAGTTGACCCTAGTACAGTCGTATCTGTCTGTAAGTTTGATGCTGTTAAGTTACCTGTAACAGTAAATGGATCACCAGATGTTCCTGCTTGCTGATCCTTTAACTGCGCCATTAACTCACGAATTGCATTATTGACAAGGCTAGGAGCCATGCCTTCTGCAAGATTAATACCGTCAATATCAGTATTTGAGCTTGCTGTTGCGCTAAATTCGCTGATCTTTGTTTTTGGCATTTCTTAATCTCCAAGCAAACCTGTAGTAGTTCCGATAGCAGCAGAACCAGGAACTAACCCTACTGGTCTGCGCTGTGTGCGTAATTTCAATTCTTGTAATATTCTTGCTTGCTCAATAGGATCAGTAGCAAATAGGCGTTTCTGTAATTCAGCAGAAGTCTCACCGCTAATACCTTTAGCTCTAGCTGCGCCTTGTCTTAACAATTGCATAGCACCACCAGTTAAACCACCAGTAGCTAAACTTTGCGCTACAGCAGCAGTACCACCTAAACCTTCGCTAGTAGCTAAACGCTCACCAGTTTGTGAGCCACCCATGATTGCCTTACCTGTCTTAGTTTGCTCACCAAGAGCATCAACGTAACGGACAAAATCATTATATTGGTTACTGTCAGTAAAGGCATAACGTAAGAGAGACTTCTGTTTATCGCTCTTAAATATCTGACGAGAAAAATCACCGCCTTTAAAGTTCTCAAGACGAGAATTAACGTCTGCCATCATACCTAGACGGAAAGCCTCTTTTTCTGAATCATTCATCTTTTTCAGATCATCTAGGACTTCTTTGTATTCCATCTTTTGATACTTTTGACCACTCTCAAATGAAGAACGAATACGCTCGTTATCAGCAAACTCTTTATTTGCTTTAGCATAAATAGGATTCTTTTCTTTGATTAAGTCGTTGAACTCACGCTTTACGTTAGATACATCTCTGCCGTAACTAGTCATCTTCCCAGTTACAGGATCAATTTCTTTCTCTACTACTCGATCTAAACCAATTTTGATCTGGTGCAGTACGTTAGTAGGAACGAATTGAGCGTTACGAACTTGCTCTAAATCTGGCAACGTATCACCATAAACACCAGCTCGTCTTTGAGCTTCTCTATAAGCGTCTTGGAATACTGGACGATCTACGTACTTACGGAAATCACGAGCATCAACAGCTTTCTCATAAGCTAACGGATACTTAGCAGACGCAGCAGATTGTTGATTCTTAGCCAAGAAATCAAGATACTCGTAGCCATTTACGTTTTTACCTAATCCTGCACGTTTTACTAAACCGCTAACGATATCGCTAGGCTGGTCTATCATGCGTGACTCTAAGAATCTAGCAGTAGCAGACTTTTGACTCGATGGCACTACATAAGCAGCGTAAGACAAGTCTTGCAAGCTCTTTGTTAAGTCAGCCAATACAGGACGAGGAACATTTAGTCTCTGTAACTCAGCTAAAGCTGCTTGAGCTTCGTCAGGAGTTAGATTATCTTTGTTTAATGTGTTAGCAAGTATCTTGTTTGCAGCAGTAGTTTGATCGCCAATTCCGGCAGCATTAAGCGCACCACGAATCATGCTACCTGCGCCTTTAATAGCTACAGGTAAAGTACCACCTAATACCCCACCAACAGCACCAGTTACAGCAGCATTTTGTAACGTATCTTTTTCAGCAGTACCAGCACCAGTTAATGCGCCTGTAGCAGCACCTACGCCAGTTCCACGAGCTATCTGACCACCTAATGTCTCACCAGTAACAGCAGCCTGAGTAGCACCACTAGTACCTTTTAATCCCTTGAGTAAACCAAAAGGCATAGCCATACCGCCAAGCAACTCTAATGGAGTAGAAAAACCAGGATTGTCTATATTGTATTGAGCTTGTTGCGCTCTTAATCTGTCTCTGATTGACTCGTATTCTTTACCGCTAATAGCACCAGAACGTAATGCAGCCTCTAACTCATCAGCAAAGCCAAATGTAAGACCTTGAGCTGCTGTTCTAGTCGTTTCAGCAGCACCAGAATAAGGCACTTTAGGCTGAAATACAGAAGTAGCAGGAGTTTTAACTTCTTCTGCTATAGGAGCTTGTTCCCATGCGTTTGCCATTATGGTTTAACCCTTCTAACCCCTTTAGGATCAACAAATGTAGTTCCTTTAGGTAAATTAACATAATCAGCATTAGTAAATACATGAGGTTCAAACTTAGGAACCTCTAATGGTATTTCAGGAGCTTCAAGTTTTGCGTTTGAACGTCTACGAATTATTGATGACTGCAAATCTTGTGCTTTTCTAGCATTTAAATCACGTAATACTTGGATTGCTTTACCAGCATCAGCAGCAGATTCAGCACCTTGCAATTCTTTAGCTGCACGTACCGCATCACCCTCAGTTTGAGTACCTTTATTTAATCGTAAAGATTCATTTACCAACTGAGTTTTAAATCTTTCAAAGTCATTTCTTGCAATAACTTCAGGATTTTCGCTACCAACTAGATTAGATGCTCCAACAAATGCTCTAGCCCTTAGCCCAAACGGTATAGTCCCACGCTTAATGCTATTTAAGTATCTATTTGCATCATTAGCTAAATTAGCTGCTGCTTGACCTGCTTCATAATCTTCATCTTCAGCTTTTTGAATTGTTGTAGGTATTGGTTTTTGATTTATAGGAGCCTTATATCCTTGTATTGGCTTACCCATAGCATCTAAAACAGACATTCTTGGATCTTTAGGAAGCCAAACTAGATTTCCCTGAGCATCGGTTGATCTGTCATACATTGACTTAGTGCCACTTTCGCCCATAGGTTTACGAGCAACTACTGTCCATGATTGAGTTGCAGGATTGTATTGACGAGTAGTGCCATCAGCAAAGTCACGTACTTCAGGAGCTTTTGCGCCAGTGCCTTCAACAGGCATAATTTTACCGTCAGCAGTTTTTTGATATATAACTCCAGAAGGCAAACCTAATGCAGCAGCTTCTTCTTTTGTTAATACGCCACCTTGTCTGCCAGCACCCATAGGAGCCTCAAATACAACTCTGCCAGTAGGATCAACTAATACTTCACCAGGCTTTGCTGACGTTAATCTAGGCTGACGTTTCTCTTGTTCCATGTCAGCAATAATACGCATTGCACCAGGTAAGTTAGTATCAATAATCTGCGCTAACTCTGGATACTTCAACTTTAATTGTTCTGCACCTTGCAAAGTTCTTTGCTGCTGTAGCATTTGCTGCGCATCCATTCTTTGCTTGATGCCACCTTGATACGCACCACCAGCACCCTCAAAACCACCCGCTACTGCGCCTAATATGTTTTGCAATGCTGAACGTGGAGGGCCATACGAACTCATACCTTTAGCTAACGCTAAACCAGCACTTAGTAAACCCTGTATCTGCGCTCTTTTTTGTAGCGCAGCAGCTTCGTCAACACCTAGTAAGCCTTGATATGCTTTAGGTAAAGTACCAAACGGTGTTAAATCTTCAATTGCCATATATCACCTAAATTAGTGAAATCGGTTGACCACCAATAACTGATTGTCTGTATGGATCCATTAGTGACATAGGATCGTAAGCACCTAATTTATTTCTAGCTTGTACTGGAACAGCAGGAGCTGATTGAATTTGTGGTTGCTGCTCAGGAGTCAATAAACCTTGAGTTGCACTTAACGCTTGACCTGTCATCATCGGATTTTCGTAAGCAGATTGACCCATCATGCCTAATCTTTCCATTAACGTAGGAGCCATTGCAGCACTAGCAGCAGCAGGAGCAGCTAAACTGTAACCAGCAGTAGCAGCAGGAGCAGTTAAGCCTATACCGCCAGTAGCAGCCCCTCCAAGACCATATCCTGCCGCAGTATTAGCGGCAGTTAATCCAGTAGCACCACCAGAACCAAGTGCCAAACCAGTACCTCCACCTGCCGCAGCAGCAGCACCACCTACGCCTAACGCAGTGCCACCAGTAAACCCTGCTGTAGCACCTAACATTGCACCCTGTAATGGATTATTTGGTTTTAAAGCCGCACCAGCAGCAGCCCCTACCATAGCTAAAGTTACTGGATCAGCCATTATTTACCCCCACTTTGCTGTGTTGTTGTTGAGCTAGTGCCACCAGAAGGTACGCTCGTGAATAGATTCGTGTATTGTTGTAGCTTGCGCTCTGGAGCTGTTTGCTCAAAGTTGTAACGATTGATAGCGTCTTGCAATGCTTTTTGATCGTAAGACTCTCCTGCTTGACCTGCTGTCAGCAATCTCTGAATATCTTGATAATCAGCTTGAGCAAAAGCAGGAGCATTAGCTACAGCAGCCATCTGACGATTACGTTCTGCTTCAGCAGACTGATAAGCTAACTGACCTGAAGTCTCAGCCAGATTGCGACCGAATATATCTTGAGCCTGACCTACCTGCTGACCCATTGCGTTAGAGCCATAACGACCCATTGATGAAGCCTTAGACTGTAAGCCTTGTACACCTTGTGTGTAAGCCTCTTGCGCCCTACGATTAGTTCCTGCTAAAGCACCCTCTAGGAATGGATTAACGCCCTTTCCTTGAATAGTAGCAAGGTACTCTTGTTGAGCAGCAGCAGTTAAAGGAGAGCCAGCTCTAGCGCGTTCAGCCGCTAATCTGATAGCCTCTGATGTTGCTTCAGATGGGCCTACGTAAGTTTTACCAGGATAGAATTGCGCCCCAGGAGCTTGGTACTGACGTTTAGCTTCCTCAAGACCAAATTCAACATAAGGCTTGATACTTGGATCTATACCTGTTGATGTTGTGGAACTACCTCCACCGCCTCCACCGCCCATATCGTACCCCTTAAATCTCGCAAATCCACTGTTTAGGCTTGAAGCCTAGCTTCTTAGCCCTACGTTGCCAACCTTGTCGATGGCTACTGAAAGTTACATATTTTGCATTAGCTTGACTTGCCAAGCCTTTTATGTATTTTAGCCCATCTTCAACCATTTGATAATCATTTTCTAACGTCCAAGCCGCCCAAACGTGTAGATGTAGTCCAGATGGCTGCAATATGAAGAAGCCACCGAACCTCTGCTCCTTCAAAGCTACCCATAGAAGTGACCTATTAGACATTAAATCTGCATAGACATCTTCTACTATCCAATCCTCTGGGCTATACCCTTTAATTTTGTCCAATGGTGCTTTAATTGATGCCCACCATTTCCGAATATCTGCTACTGGTATATGTCTAAATTCCATTAGCCCACCACAATGTAGCCGTATGTCTTATCTGCTGTGTTATTAGACCAATGCGTCAAAGTAGCACTCCCTTGAGTTTGTGAAGAAACGTATATGTTACTTGTAGCTGATGGAGCTATATATTGCATTGTCGCTATAACGCTAGGAACAGCAGGTCTTGTAGGACTTGTGCCAGTACCATAATGCTCAATAGATATACCAGTATTAGAAACACGCCACATTATCTCAACATAATCATTGGCTTGCAATTCTAAAAAGAAATTAATTGCTGCAATCATGTGGCTAGGATCGCCAGCACTTTTACGAGTCGTTAATCCAAAACGACTATTTGATCCAGCTATATCTGTTCCATTTTTTCTAAACCATACATCTACTTCTTCAGAATCGTTATGTGAATTCTTAAACTGAATAGAAAACTGAATGTTGTAAATACCATAATTTCTGACGTTTAGCCTTGAACTATTCGATAGATACACACCGTTAGAATAGTCAGTAGTGTTTAACGTTATTGCATAAGCTGTAGTCGTACTAGCAGCAGTCTGATCTGTAGTATCCTGAAACGCACCGTAAGGAGCCGCATCAGCCTCCGCAGCATTACTTATAGGAACCAAGAATATCAAGCTCTCTTTACCTATACGGCTGTCGTATATAGTCGTAGTAGTCACATTGCCTGTGGCTAAAGTAACCGTACCAGTATTATTCGTCTTGCCGTCCATAACGCCACGAACGACCTCAGCAACCTGTCGCTGATCCCCACCAAAAGGCGGTAACGTCTGAAACTGGACTGTTCTCGTCATCGATTACCCTGACTGCTAACATCAACATCAACAGCTACAGCAGTCGTCCATACGCCACTAGGACTAGTTTTAATCCTGTGATACCTACCAGCAGAACGAAGCCCACAGCGACCCTCTGAATCAGCTACAGAGGCATCTCCGAACGTAATAGCGTCATCCAATAACTCACGACTTGCGACTGCTACAGAGCCGCTACCATCGTCCACAATAGGACGAGCCAATGTGACTACAGATCGACCCATATCTATATCGCCAGACGTTAGTGCAGCCTGTTTATAAGCACCGCTAAACGTAATAATCTTAGCTCCTTGAGTACCTGCTAACAGTAATTGACCGCCTGTCCACTGTCTATCATCAAGAGAGATTGTTAGTGCATCAATACTCGCACTGAAGTTATCTAAATCTTCTAGCGTAACTGATGGAGTCATTGCGTAAGAGACACTAGTAGCAGTAGTCTCAGCATAAGACCATTTGTTTAGATTGATGTTATAAAAAAGTAAGTTTTTACCGCCAGATTGGTTAGGAAATAACCAAATTATTATTCGTTTCTCAGCATCTACAGCAGAAGATATGCCATTTTTTAGATTTGAAGCATCTAATTTGCTAAAAAACCAACGATCTATTCTCTCGATACCAATTGGCTTAACAGATTGTCCGTCACACAAATAAAAACCATCATCTGATAAGAAATATGTGATTCCACCGTAATTTATTATGGAACCAGATGAAATACACCCTAAAGTTCTTGAAATATTATCAAATTGGAAAAAATACGGACTACCTGCGTATGTCATGCGGTAGATTGCACGTTCTAAAAATACTAATCCAAACTCACCACCCGCTAAACCTGTAATGTCACCACCATCTGGTATCACTTGAGAGTCAGACTGACTAGCAAGACCAGGAGTCCAGTCTGTTTCATCGTTAATATCTGACCAATAAACTTTATTTTCTTCACCAGTTACGTTAGCGGCTACAACAAAGTCTTTAACTACTGTTACATATTTAGCAGTAGGAGCAGCAGCAGCTAAGTCTGCAAAATAAGTACCACTATTTAATGTGTATGCTTGTAATTTATTTGATCCATTAGCAGCAATCATTTTTGCGCCATATTGAACAGCATCCCAATACTCAATCGCACTATAACCAGTAGTGGTTAATGCAGTCATAGCACGACTTCCAGGAGTATATCTATATAAATTGCTCGCAGAACCACCAAATAATGAGACTGTTCCGTTATATTTACCTGCAAAAGATACCAACAGATTAGCAGCAGCAGCATTAGAGTAATCAGCTTCAGATAATACAGGAGCGTATCCGTTAGTAACTGGATAACAGTTAACCGCATCTGATAAAGCACCAGTAACACCAGGCTGATCTGGTAGCCATTCACCGAATAATATGCGTTGTTTAGCCATCTTTATTGCCTTACCCAAGTATTAGATTGTGCATTTACTTCAGTCCAGATATTGTCATTAGCAGAAATAACAGTCCAAGTATTAGTATCTTCTATAACTTGATCCCATTCATCACCAATTACCTGACCGTCTGCGCTTATAGTCGCATTTCCTTCTATACCTGCTATGGCGTTCCATACAGCTATTGCTAAACATGAAACTTCTGCTAAAGCATCTACTGAAGCATGACCGTCATAAACTACACCACCGTTTGCAGTTACCGTAGCTGTTCCATCAATAGCAGCAGTGCCTACCTGAACTCGTATTCCGTCTGCCGTAACCGTAGCAGTACCGTTAATAGCACCAGTAAAGAATAAAACTCTAGTAGCTTCTGCCGTAACCGTTGCTGTGCCATCTACAGCAGCCGTTGCATTGATAACTAGACCACCATTAGCTGTTACAGTAGCAGTACCAATTATTGAGCCAGTAGCACTATAAATAATGCCACCAGCCGCAGTTACCACCGCAGTTGCATCTATAGAGCCTGTAGCAGTCTGAATCCTGATACCAACAGCAGAAACCGTAGCTGATCCGTTAATACTTCCTGCACCACTATATATAGCAAAAGCGTTTGCTGTTACTGTGGCAAAAGCATCTACCGCAGCAGTGGCTAATACGACATTACCAGAAGCAGCTAATGACGAATACGGTGCTTGCGAATATGCCGATAAACCAAACATCTACAGAACCACCCATCTGGAACCATCAGGTACAGTTATGCTAATACCGTTATTAATCGTAATAGGGCCAGAACTCATAGCCGAATATCCGCTAGGAATAGAAAAACTTGTAGCTACAGTTTGCTTGTTAATTACGATACCGTTAGAAGCTCCTAACTGTTCTGAGTAAGCCGTATTATCAGCATCTTCATGAACAGACTTGCCAGCAGGATATGTAGCAAATACGTCCTTGCTATTAGCTGCAAACGATATAGGTGAAGTAGTGCCAGAACTATTAGCCAATACAGTAGTACGAGCTAACGTAGTACCTGATGAAGTGTACGTACCAATACCTACTTCCCATGTGTTAGCAGTGCTATCAACAATAGAATAGTAGGTAGTGTTACCGTTACCAATAACAGCAAAGGATTGGAATCCAGCTACAGCACCAGCGAGCGTCAGCGTACCAGTGCCAGCAGTAGTAGATGTTTCCCTAACACGATCTGCGACAACTAGTGGCATCGCTTACTCCTTACGCCAGAGTTACGCTAAGACCGCCAATAGCTATCTTAAAGATATCTCCAGATGATATAGTTTTCGATGTGTCTAATGCTGTGTGATAAAGCAAATTACCACTAGAAGAAGCATCAAGAATACCGATCCAACCAACTGTTCCCCATGAGCCAGAAGCCTGTGCAAACTCCACCGCAGCAGTATTCGTAGATACACCGTTACTAGGCGCACCCATCGTAACCGCTACTCGTGCATAAGAGCCACCAGATACTTCAGTACCAGTATTGGCATCAGTAGGATCAGATGTATATAAGCCCATATAAACAACAGCAGGACTTGTGTAGCTCGTATTACGCAAGGTAGCGTTAATTAGAGCATTTTCTAGATAGTTCGACATTTCTGCCATAATTATTACCTCACGTTATAAGACATTGACATTGGCTGACCACTGTACTCACTACTCTGGTCTGCTACCGTTATTGATGATATTGCTCTATCGTACAAACTAGCCCAAGTCTGTAACCTTACGTCATTCATTAAATAAGGCTCTGCCTCACCTAATGCTGCGTACAGTAAAGCGTCTGGATAATTAACTAAAAACACATTACCAGTATTAGTATCACTTAAGAAATAAGGCTGTGCGTAGTAAAGCATTTGAAGCTGATAAGCAGTATCAGGAACAGGAGACAATTGAATTTCAGTAGATAATACTGTGTATTCAGTTGGCTTACCTGACTCTGTAACTCTGTAGGAATTATAGAAAGCATTAGGAGCTGAGTAAGCTAAAGTAGTAATAGGATTCGTATTAACGTGAATGTCACGCATTGACAAGAAGTCTGTAGGTAATCCTACGGTAGAGTCACCACCTGTCGTATTTGCTGTAGCTACAACCAACATCTGACGAGTTCTGAGTTCTCTACGCAAACGTAATTCAGCCAACTGGATGAACGTAGGAATCATAGCCGTTAAATCACTACGAGCTAAGTAACTAGCTATCGTAGTCTTTAGTTCACTGTATGTACTAAAAGCCATATTATTCCTCTAGTTGCTCAAAATCTTCCCAGCCATACTCATACGTACCTACGTGTTTGATGTGCATAGAAAGCTCGTGATCCACCCAAGTATCAAAGCCATTATCGCCAGCCTTAACGCAAAAGTGAACGTCCTCACCGACTACACCAGTTGGCCCCCATCCCGCATCAAACCAAGGCTGAGGAACCTTCTCAAACACTTCCCTACGAATCATTACCGCCCCAAAACCCACAGCAGTAATCTTTTCAATACCTTCCTTACCACGAGAATCGACATTAGACCAATGATGACGAATCCCCTTCTCATCCTCTGACTTAACTAACAACTTAGCAGTAGGCATACATGGTTTACGTCTAGTGACAGCATTGACACCTACGATCCCAACCTCACGAGATAACATTATCGTTATCAGATCAGGAGGAAAACGCATATCGCTATCAATGTACAGAACAGCGTCACAGCCCTCTTTTAATGCTACCTGAGCTAACTTCTCACGCTGATCGAATATAAGCGTTCCAGGCATCGTATAAAGGCTTAGACCACCCTTACCGTCCTTGCATCGAACAGACGCATCGTGTGCAGCCATCCTAGCAAAATCAAACGCAAAACCTGTATGTACTTCGTCTCTACATGGAATACAAACGCCAACTCTCATACTGTTCCTCGATATATCTTTAATACTGCTTGGTCAGGATGATTAAACCACTTTTTAAAAGCGACTTCATCAACAATAACAAATCCACGCATGATTCCCATTTCATTTAGCTTATCAATAGCCGTAAAAGGTATTGAGCCTATTAAATGTAAATCTTCGGTTGCTCCTGTCCTAGCTTTATCAATGTCTCTAAGAACTTGATTACGTTCTAAGATGTCAGTTATATCTTGATTAGTTTCGATGATAATGCCGCCATCACCGTCCGCATGAACTGTTTGAGTGCGATAGTTTTCCATTAATCCCTCTAAAAAGCCCCTACCATCAGGCAGGGGCTAGTCAAATTACAGCGAGAAGTCTAAGTCAGCAACGATACCATGTGCTGCTTCGTTCTTCACTTCCAAAGTTACTTCAGCAAGAATCTGAGTTTTCTCAGAGTCACCAGACTTAGCCAATTCATTAGTCATGAATGGACGTAAGTAAGCCATAGCTGCATACTCAGGATCCAAGATCAACATATCACGACTACGCATGAATCTGTCAGGCACTATACTCAGAGTCCCAAAATCGCTAGCGTAGAGATCAGCCGCACCCACGATAACACCAGGCTCTGCTTTCGTTAATTGATAACGATTAACAGCGATACCAGCAAATGTAGATACCTTCTGCTTACCTGCTGAACCAACGAATACAGCCTTTGGTGAACCACCTTGATCAAAGATCGAAGCGATAACAGTTTTCATCAATGCTTCAGTTGCAGTACGCTGTGTACCATCGGTACGGGTAGATGTACCCGAAGTTGCTGGAGCAGAACCACTTGCGCCTTGTGAGCTGTTGGTCTTGATCCATGACAACAATGAACCCATAGTACGAGCTACAGTTGATGTACCTGCTGACTTACCTTGATTAGCAGTGATGATAGTCTCTAAGTCACGCTTGATTTCAGCAGAAGCCTTAGCTAACTGGTAAGCCTTTTCTGACTTACGACCTGCTTTGTTTACTTTGTCCAAAGTACCAGAAACTTGAACAGTTTTCTGTACGATCTGTGTGTAGTTACCTACACGAGTCGTTGGAGAAGCAGTGATAGATGTAGCGTCTGCACCCTCAACCGCAGCGTTAGCGGTAGTAGCAGCAGAAAGCGAGTCAGTCTGCCACTCATGGTAAACAGCAGTTGCGCTAGTCTTACCGATAGAGGACATAATTGGTGTATCTGTTGGGCTGATGTTATAAATAACGTCAGATAAATCTTCACGCATGCCGATGGCGGTGAAAGTTTGAAAAGTAGGCATAATATTTCCTTATAAGAATCGTTCAAAAGCGGCTGCGGCATCACTAATCTTTCCAGATTGTCTAGCTCTAGCCTTCAGTTTTTTAATATCCTCAGCTCCACTATCTCTTGGGTTTGATACTCCAGGCTTCATCGCCTTTGGAGCTTCATTCACCTTCTTAGCAATAGCTGGTTGCGATGCTTTCAATTTATCGTACTGCATAGCTTTATAAAGCGTTAATACTGCACGAGAATCAAATACATTCGCTAGTTCATCATCCGAGAATCCAGCCTGTTTACCGTAGCTGCGTATCTCTTTACGGATTACCTCACCCTTAACAGGATCAGCGTATTCAGGTAACGCACCAACTAACTTCTCAGCTTCCTGTGCAACCTTTGCACGTAACTGATTCTGTCTATCATATTCCTGCTGTTGAGCTATATGCTCTCTTTCGGCACGAACCTGCGCTAACTGCTTTTCCCTCTGAGACATCTCTGCAACCTTAACAGCGTAACCGATTGGATCGGTCTCTTTCAGGTATTCCAGATTCTCTGTTTCTTGAGGCTGCATCAAGGCTTGCTCGATATACTGCAACCTCTCCGCATAAGTATCTCGGAGTTGCTTCGCTTCTTGAACTGCATGGCGTTCAGCTTCAACTGCCTTACGTTCTTCCGCTACAGCTTGCGATTTCTTTGTATAATCAGTGCCAAGTTGATACGACTTAATAAGCTCATCTAGGGTTACATCACGTTCTTCTCCCGCAGCTTTCACTCGGAATGTTTGATGTTCCTCTGGCTCATCAGCTTCTTCTTGTTCTACCTCAGACTCGTCCGATTCCTCGTATTCCTCTGATTCGGCATCGCTATCGTTGGATTCTGTGCGCTGTTCTGGTTGTCCTTGTTCGGAGCCGTCATCATTGCCCATTAATCCCAAAATAGCGTTAGCTGCACCATTTACATCTAACTGCGCACTTCCCTCTGGAGTGGTGCTTTCAGTATCGCTCATGTTTTCATTTCCATAATTATATAGGGAACCGCCCTATACGGACTACAAAATCTTCCATCTTTTTGCGTCAATGAGCTTCTGGTTAGTAAGCCCTTGAATATAGCCTTCTATATCCTCTAGAACTCGGAGTCGTAAATACGCTTGCTCACGTAGTTCCATGTCGCTGTAATCTGTGCTTCTAAACTTCTGTATCTCTAACTCTTTTAGCTCGTTCATTACCTCAATGAATCGATCATCTTGAAGTATGCGAGCTGCCCAATCTGCTTTACTCATTGGACTAAACCACCTAATTCTTTAATCGCTTTTAAGACAATCTCAGCCTGTTTCTGACGCATTTGCTCATCAGCCATATCCATCGTTAGGATTGCCTGTAGTTGCTGAACAGCTAACTGTGCTTCTTTAATCTTGATGTCAGCCTGTTGCTGCTGATTCTTCATAGCCATCTCTAGACCCTTTTGGGTATATTGAGCCTCGAGTTCCTGCTGCTTTAACTTTAGCTTCTCCGAGTCAATCTGTGATTTCGCAGCGATCTTCTCTCTTTCAACGTTCGCAAGCATCTGAGCTACTTCAGCCTGAGCATCTGGTGACGGTGGCTGTGGCTGCGCTAACGCTGCGTCCTGCTCTGGAGTTATCTCATTCAAGAAAGCGTTTGCATCTTTAAACCCTGCTGACTCAATAAATTTTGCTAACGTGGTGCGATACTGACCTACCGATACTAGCGGATTAGATGGGCCAAACTGCTGCAATATCTGTTCTTGTTTCGCTAGAATCATCTGCAACATTGCCAGCTTCTGATCTCTGTCACCAGAGCCTAAACCTACGTTAATGCTAATGTCGTATTCATTCGCCCAAGTTCTAGGATCGTACTGTACGTACTTGCCACGCATACGGATAATCTTAGCCTTGTCCTGATACTTGCCCAATAAATGCAAGATAGCTCTGAACAACGACTTAACGCCAGTGTCAGCAAAGATACGAGCGATCAACTCTAGCTTGCCGCTATTAGACTTCATCATAGCCGCTACAGCAGTTGCTGTGACGTTAGATAATATATCTGGATCTAAACCTGACGATGCGTCTGTAACGCCTGTACGCTTGGCTGCTACACCGTCCAGATACTCAAACATTGGGAACGCTTGACCTGTAACTGAAGGAACTTGTAACGGTATCAGAGCATTAGGATTCTTTACTCGGATAATGCCGCCAGGAGTAGCGTTAAGCATATCGTCAAGATTAACCTGACCGTCAACCACGCCAACACGAGCATTGTTAGTTAGATACAAGTTATCCAAAGTCTGACGCATTAACGTGGACTTGATTAACTGAATATCCATTGTTCTATCAGCTAATGACTGACCAAAAAACTTGTGCGGGATTGGAATAGGACATAACGAATGGAACGGAATTATGTCAGTCTCATCGTCAAACAGAATCTCGTTACCGCAGTAAACAATCCTGCGTAACTCAGCAATACCGTCATCGTCCTCGTCAATACGTATAAAGCACTCGTATATCTCAACTGTCTGCATTGAGAAGTCTAGGCTAGGAGCTGAATCAGGCTGCTCACCTTGATCGAATCGTGCAATACGCTCAGGACTGTAAGTCAGATCATCATACGTTGGCAGACTGTCAACTACGTCTTTATCGTAACCCATAGCGATCAAGTCACTACGTGGAACTAAACGTCTGTGCGCTACGAACGGAGAATCATCAATAGTCTTAGCTGCCTTAGAGATCAAGAATTCTTCTGGTGGCACGTTCTCAATACGTACATTACCTGACTTCTTAACCTTCTTAACCGTTACAGAGTAAGACGGAGCCATAATCGGCATACCCATCTCATCAACTCCAGCTTCTACCATCTCTACCTTCTGACGCACAACTTCCATTGACTCGTCAGATAGCAATAAAGCAAGTTCTTCTTCTGTTAAGTTCTTGTACTTCTCTTTAACTACATCTTCTTTTGATTCCCAGTAAGACTTAACGATACCTGTCTTTTGTAACAGCGCATCCTTAAACCAGTTATGCAGAATCAATAGACCATCGTTCTCACGATAGAACACCCAATTACAGTATTCGGTAGCTTGCTTGGCTGATTCCTCGTCATTAGGTGACTTAGGCTCAAAGTAAACAATATCCTCTGTTGTAGTAAAGACACGTAGAAGCTGTGGCAATGCGCCATCAATAGCTTCAGCTACCTCGCCTGTAACGATCTGGCTACGACCTTCTACCTCATTGCCGTAAGCCTCACGTAAGTAATACTGTAATGCTCTAGTACGCTCGTCAGTAGTCTCAGAGTCGATGAACCCGATTGCGTTCTCAATCTCGTTATCTAAGATACCTTTTACTTGTCCTGAATCCATAGCTAAACCCTATGCGGATATTTTGCTTATTATACAACCCATTTGGTGCTTATTGACAACGAATTTCCCCAATCATCGTTACTCATTGCCTCTGCATTTATGCACGTATAGCGCAAATTGTCTGCCCCATGGCTCCATTCGTCATGCAATGGCGCACCAGGCTCTTGTGTTTGCTGATTAATCGACCGCCTGTACCGTTTAGCGCATTGTATCAATTTTTCGCAATTATTCTTATCAAAATATATACGATTGAACGTCATGCGTGTAAGTCTTATCCCATCCTCAACACTCATACTTGGCGTAATTGCAACATCCCAGCCAAACGCTTGCATTATTTCTTCGGTTGATTTACCTGTTTTATAGTCCCTAGTTCTTCCATCGTGAGGCAAATACATCTTGCCCCAATTCATATTCTTTTCTTTTAGCCATGAGGAATAGTGGTCTAAAGTCTTATGACTATCCTCGTAATATTCAATCAGCCTAATCTCAGAAGCGTGTTTCTGTACCAAACTTATAGCCATTGCGTCATTCCAACCCAAGTCAAACACAATATGAACCTTTAGCATTGGATCGTAAGGAACATTACAAATACGACCTTCTTCTAATGATGAGGATATTTCGTCATAGTAAATAGCACCTGAAACAGCAGGTTTGCACTCACCATCCCATATATTTGCGTAATCTTTAGGATTAGTTAACGCACAATGCAATCTTTCTTTTTCAAGAACTTCAGGAAACCAGGGATTGTCATTCCAATTAACTTTTGCAATTAAAGCATCTGGTGGTGGATTTATTGCAAATCTTTGATGAGTTTCATCAGTATCCAAAGATGGATTGTAGCTAACCCAAATCTCAGAATTATCTTTCCTGATCGTAGGAATTAGAACATCCCAAGAACGCTTTGAGACAACCTGAGCTTCCTCTACCCATACAATATCAACACCCTCAAAAGACTTAATCGACTCCACCGTATGAGAAGCCAATCCAGCAAAAGCAAACTCAGTTCCGTTCTTTCCTCTAATGGCGTTCTCAATAACCTCGTAGAAGTCACCCATACCCATAGCCTGTATCTGGTCTGATAGCAGCTTGTGAACTGAATCCTTAATAGACTTCTGCACCTCACGAGCGCATAAAATCCTATGCTTCTTAGCTTTACCTTTAACTAATAAAGCCCTAGCAAAAGACCAAGACTTAGCTGATCCCCTACCGCCATAAGCAACCTTGTATCTACTAGGCTCAAATAAGAATCCTAGCTTCTCTGGAAAATCAACCTGCATTTGGTCTTACTAGGTTTATCGTTATATTTGATTCAATCTCTACTGCGCCACCGTCTGCACCTGTGATCTCTGACCTAGCCAGCTTAGGTACGTGGTACTCACACAGCTTGTTCATTAGGTCTAAAGCCTTGTAAGGATCGTCCTTAGCTACCTGCTCTAGCCATCCATCCATCTTATCTACGTTACGTTCTAGCAGCTTTGCAATAGCTTCCTTAACGATAGATGTTGACTTATTGACCGCACCTTTAGGTCTGCCCTTACCCATGTTAGTAAGGTTAGCTATTCGTGCATCTTCCTCTATTTTACTGGTGTAATCTGTTTCCATTTTTGCATTACCTTTCTGGTGTCATGCGGTTACTTCTCAAATATACTTTTAATCTTTGCGTTTTTTAAAGCAATAGCAATATCGCCTTCATCAGCAGTATTTTTTATCACAATTGCATCATACTTGCCTGAGTTAACCGCATTTCTAAACCTTGTAGATTTATCTCCAAATTGCAATTCTCCTGCTTTTTTGCCTTTTGCATCTATTGTATATACCTTGTTAGCAGATAAATTTACTGGATATACAGCTCCTACTGGAGGAGCAAATTCATTAGCAACTTTAGGATCCCTAGCAAAAAATCCTTTTATACCTTCTAAATCTGGCAATGATGAAAACGATGGGAATGGAGTCTTTCTATTTATATCTTTAGGATCAATTAAAGGGCCTGTATCTAAAACTTCTTGTTTCCATTGCGGTACATTAGGAACTGTAGCTCTAACTTCTTTAGTGTAGTCGTAAGGATACATTCCTTTATACCAAGTTCCTTGAAGCGGCTTGATACTACCAGTAAATCCTAACGCTAAATCCATTTGCTTCTGTTCTATATATTCCTTTGCTGCTGCTTGCTCTGGAGTTATCGGCAATCCACGAAATTCGTTCATTGACGCTTTTGCCGCTAAACTTGATAATCTGTTGTACTCTGCTGCCTCTTGATTCAGCTTTGACATATATTGTCTAGGATCAGACATAAGCAAGCCAACATTACCTTTAGTCTCTTGGTATTGGTTCTTTATGGCTTGTAAGGCGTTATCCAGTAGTCCCATATATTTCCTCGTACTTATCTGGTCTATTCAACCTTATCCATTCTCTCGGTTCCTCGTGACATTTTGCGTAGTCCATTCCTACTGTCTGACTTCCTGCGTGATGAACATAAGCTGTGCTTACATAATGACTGAACCCTGCTTTAGATAGATCATCGCACATAATGTTATCTGAATACCAATTAGTGCTAGGGAATCTTGCTACGTCAAACGCCTGTTTACTGATGTAAGCAAAAATAGGCGCAATAACCCCTACTTCCTTGATGTGATCTTCTGATGCCCATTTTAACCCAGAGATAGAATCATTAGTAATACTACAACGGATATTTTGATCCCAAAGTACATAGTCACTTCTTGCTCCTACGAAACCTAGTTTGTCGGTGTGATTCTTTAGTAGCTCAATATCTGACTGTAGATTCTTATATGTTGTCGGAGTTATAACAACATCATCATTGGCTATGATAATCTCGTCATACAAATCGTAGAACGCCTTAGCCATAGCCTCGTTATACGCATCACCAAAGTTTGTAGATACGTTGTATATCCATGTGTGTACAAGCGCAGCATCCTCAACATTTTTACTGGATAGATATACAGGTATGTTCGGACAATAGGCTTTTAGGCTACTTAGTAGCACGTTTAACCCAATGTTTCCTGTGGAACAAATGACGATAGCTTTCATGATTATTAAGAATCCAATACGCCAGGTATGTGCATCACCCTGTATTTTGCTTCAATCTTTTTGTAAGGATATTTCATTAGCTGCTCAACAACTCGCCAATCGTGACCATATCCGTCAGTCCAAACAATACCAAGACTTTTTTTGTGAGCAATACAAGATGTGCCAATGCAACCTAACTTTAACTCTACAGTGCGCCTAACAACGTCAATATGATCGTCCCACCATAACCAATCAGCATCTAAGTTGCTAACTATAGAATCTAAGTGACCATCCCCAAAAATATCATCAGAATCCAAGTACGCAATGTAGTCGTAAGAAGCCGCAGCTATTCCTGCGTTTCGTAAATCACCGGCAAACGTACTGCATTTTGGCAACGGACTTAAACATTTAACTGGGTACTCTGAAGCAATTTTTACCGTTTCCTCGCAGCCATCAGGAACTACAACCAACTCACCTATACCCTGCTTGAGAAAACTTTCTATTGCCCTTCTTAATTTATCTGGTCTGTTAGTAGCGCAATTAGGATACGCTCCTAAGAAACTTGGCATAACTATACTTATCATGCTTTTAAATAAATTACTTTTTTCTGGCTTTGTTCGTCTTTGTACGTGAACCACGCATCGGAAGGCTAATCTCGATCTCTAGCTTGCCGTTCTTCTTACCGTTCTTTTCTTTACCGTACTCTTTATCTTCCATCATGCAACCCTTACCGCCTTTGCACTCGCCACCTTTACATTTAGGACAAGATTTCATGCCTTTCATTGCTTTCCCCTTACCATTTAA